ATGGCAATCGGAAGAACAGACTATGAAGAAAGGAAAGAAGAAAAAATTGACTATTTCAACGGTCAAGCAGAGAAAGCAACAATAGAAGCCAATGCACAGCATAAAAAGGCTAAGGACATCAGCGATGTAATACCTTTAGGACAGCCAATTTTGGTTGGACACCACAGCGAAGGCAGACACCGCGCCGATATAAAAAGAATTGATACCGCTACCCGCAAATCCGTTGAAGCATTAGACAAGGCAGAATATTACAGCCATAGAGCGGACACCCTTGAAAACAATCGCGCCATCAGCGGGGATGACCCGGAAGCCGTCAACCGTTATAAAACCAAATTAGCGGAACTGGAAAAAGCGCAGGAACAAATGAAAAAAATCAACGCATATTGGCGAAAACATAAAACTTTCAAAGGATGTCCGGGACTATTGGATGAAAAAGCCGCAGAGCTTGACGAACAAATGAAAACCGCTTATTCATGGATACAACGAACCGGCCCTTTTGACTTAAAAAGTAACAATGCCGAAATCCACAGAATAAAAGAAAAGCTGGAAACTTTATCCACACTTGACGGCATGACCGCTGAAACAATCACTTTTAACGGCGGGGAATTATTTATTAATGTTGATATAAACCGTGTTCAATTTCTCTTTCTGTCCAAACCATCAGAGGAAGTAAGATCATTACTCAAGTCAAACGGTTTTAGATGGGCTCCTTCTGAAAGTGCTTGGCAACGACAGAGAACACAAATAGCTATCCGCACAGCGAAAGACTTGATTCCTCAGCTTGAAGCAATGTAGAGCAAACAAATAAATCAGCCGTCCGGAGTTTACGCCGGACGGCCTTTCATCTTTTCCCTGTTCCCTGTTCCCTGATAACTGTTCCCTGTTTTACGCCTTAGTTTTCAGAATGACCATGTTCCCCTTCGGTCTGGTGACAAGGAACCCATCACGCTTGCGGAACCTCAAGAAAAGCTCGCCGTATTCAAGGCTCTCGGTCGTGCCGTCAAACTTCTTGAGTTCAATCCCATGCCGGTTGCCGTGCTGGATCCTCTTGGGATTCATAAAAATCGCAAAGGGCTTGTTCGCGCCGATGTCGGCAATCTGCGGGAGAATCGAAACTTCATGGTAAGGGTAGAGATCAAGACGGCCCGGCATTGCCTCTGTCGGTCGCCGCCAAATCGGACGGCCTGTAGTATCCTCGATGTTGGCAATGTGATTCAAAACCGTTTCATTCAGAAACCAGCAGCAGTCTTGACGCTCTTCGGCGGGTACTTTATAAACTGCGTCGCGAAAATCCTTCCATGTCAACCCATTGATGGAGTTGGCGGCAATCTCTACCTCAGTAACATCGTCACACGCCATAGCCCCGGTAAACGGATCATTTTTGGCAAGAAGGCACTGCCTGTCAAATTCCTGACCATAGGTCTCGATGAATTCATCAATGAATAATTGCCCCAGGTCGATAAAGACATCTTCCTCGAATTCATCATACCACGGGATATAGCCAGCCAGCATATACGCCTTGAGTTCGACGCGCTCTGCCCCTTCGGGTTTACTTCCCACGATTTTTTCACCGTAAGCGGTAAGCCAGTTAAGCTGGACGCCGCCCCGGTCGCGGGTAGGAATGAAGATTGAAGGCCCCGCCATCGGTCTGTGACGGACAAGGGACATCATAACAGACTTTTTTGCCGCATCCGTCATTATCTCGGTTTCATAGATGGGATTGATTAAATACTGGTCGTTAGTCGCCATATTCCCCATCGGTTCGCCAAGCGCCGCCTTCGTGATGACCCAACCTTTTTCACTCCAGGACACATCACGGGGATTAGTCCAATTCTCATTTTTCAAATTGGGGGTGAACGAAAGCTCCGCCAGGGCTTTATTGTTCCTTGTCCACGCCGCCGCGATTCCCCGGCCCAGGTTATAGAGCATATCGCGCCGGGTAAGTTCCTTCGGGTACTTCATTTGCGTTTTCAGTTCGTCGCGCAGGTTTTTGATAGTACCCTCAAGCCTCTCGATTGTTGCGGTCTGATCGCTCGTAACCGTCTCAAGGGATTTTGCCAGTTCCTCAAGAAGCATTTCCTTTTCGGCGAAATACTCTGCCGCCAGCGCCGGATCCGAAAATCCGGTTTTTTCGATTCTTCTCATCTCCCCAATCTTTTTAATGATTGCCAGAAGTTTCTCCATGATTACACTCCATTGAAATTGATTAAGCCAGCCCAAAATTGAGCGGCGTTATTGCCGTTTTCCCTGTTACCTGTTACCTGTTCACTTTTACCTGCTAATGCGAAAGGGTTAGCCGGAACATTGCAAATCGAAAATTCAACCAGCTCCTGTTTCCTGAAAATAAGCCGTGTGCCGTCCTTGCTATCCTCTTTTGAAGGAATCTCAATCTCCACCGGACGAAAGCCCACGGACCCGGCACGGATGACACCGGCTTTCACGCGCTCGCCGATTCCCCACCCAAACGGATCAAAAGACTTGTCATTAAAAAACACCACGCCATGAAGCCCCTTGTCATCGGCGTTAAGCGTTCCAATTTTCCCAATGGCGGGTATGTCGTAACGATGAGACCACTCGACAACCGGATTGTCCAAATATGCCTTGAAATCCCAACCAGCCGGATCAATGCGTTCCGAATAACGGTCAAGATCATAAGTGCTAAGTGTCCACGGGAAGCCTTGCCCGGCCTCGACATCAGCGGAAAGAAAGAACGGAGCGGACGCGATTAATTCAACATCAGCCGAAATTTTTTGCGTTCCTGCCGCTTCATTCTTAATGCCTAAAAAATCCAGTAGCACCGAAACATCACCAGCCCGGTACTCCCCGCCTTTAATTCTGATTATCATCATTTTCCCCCTTGCTTATTTTTTCCGGTTTAGGATGCAGAACCAGCCGTTTTGGATAAAATTGTATTTCCTCAAGCGTCAAAAATCCGTTAGTCAATGCCGCCCGGATTAATTCTTCAGTGCTTCGGACATTTAATGACCGATGAATATCCGTTTTGTGATTCACAACCGTCCTTGTCGAAATGCCTAAATACTCTGCTATCTCCATGTTGTTGAACCCACAACAAAGAAAGTGCATGACTTCAAACCGTCGTTTTGTGATTCTATCCGCGCCTTGTGGATAGACTTTCCGCGATGAAATGTTATGTATAATTGCCGGAGTTATATGTTTTCTTCTCTGCCGTATTTCCTCAAGACCAAAAGACCAATGTTCAACACCGTAAAACGCCGTTACATAGGCTTGAGCGCCGTTCAAAATACAGTACATTGCAAGGTCTTCAGGGTAAAAGCCAAGACACAAGACCGCCAGATAAATTTTTGGAAATTTCCGCCGCAGTTCCCCGATCTGGTATGGCGTCGCGCACTCGTAGAACCTCGCGCCCATCATTACAATATCCGGTTTCATTCTTCGTATAAGCGAATCAAGCGCGTCCATCTCCAAAGCGGTGACAGTAACTTTTTGAAAGCCCTTTTCCTCTAATCGCTTTTTTATGAAGGATTGATTATCAACCGACCTGCTGACCATCAGCGTACCCCCTGCCACTTTTACGCCTCACCGTCACCACTCTTGTTGCCGTTAGTCGCAACCATATTCCGGGGACGATACCACACGTCACCCCAGGGCTTAGGCTCCTTGCCGCGCTCTTTCAATACCTCGTTAATTGTTTTGATACCGGCGTTTATTTCCGCAATGTCCCTTTTACTTTGCGCGTCCTCATTTTCCTGTAGTTCCGGTATGTCCCACAAATCAAAACGCCCGGATTCTTTGAGATTGAAACGCATAAAAAATTGCGTCTCAAGAATCTGTTCAAATTGCCGTAACAGGGGAATTAATGTGTATTGCCAAAAAGCCGAATGTTGCTCTTTTGTGTCCTTGCCCGAAAGCGATGTTGTACGGTCTGAAATATTGGCAACACGCGCAGGAATTCCATATTTTGCAAGAATTGTGTATAAGTTCCACCGCTTGAGTTCAAATAGCTTCACCACATCAGGGCTGAATGTGAGAGCCTCAAAGCTGGTTCCCTTGCCGAGAACCGCTATTTTTCTTCCTGCCTTGACTTGACCGTATTTGCTCTCCCATCGGCGTTCAATCGCGTCCGCTTCTTCCGGTCGCAAAGTTTGATCTGTTTTCAATAAACCTTGCGGGACAGCATTATTTTTTAGGAGCGTAGAGTTAGCCTTGTTTGCAAAAAAATCTTGCTCAAGCTCAAGGGCAAGCGATACAAGGGGACTCACACCACGAAGGGGATTCCAGGGATTCCAATCCTTGAAGTGAATGATTTCGTCAGAAAATATCGGTACTTGTTCCGCGCCGGTATGGTAGAACCATCGGCGGCGGGTATTCATAATATCATCATATACGCCCCCCGATCCTGTGGTTTCCAGTTGCATTTTGCGGGGATTTAGTACATGAATCTCTTTGGGGATACCGCCTGAATAATCCGGCCCGAACCACCAAATAGCCTCACCTTCTATGTACCACCAAGCGGAAGTTGCCTTCCAGAGATCAAAGCGGCTTAAATGAGTATTGGGTCGGTGAAACAGATCATGTAGTGCGCCATTTTTTAATTCCTCGCCATCTTTTTCAATAATGTAATCGGCGCGGGCAAGGTTGCGAATCAATATATTGACCGCAATATTTACCCAGGCGTTGTATAGAAAGCTGTCCTCTCTATACCTGTCACTATATATATTACTAAAATAGTCATCATTTGTCAAGAAGCCAGTAAAACTATTACCTGATTTCTCGACAGTACCCGCAGGGTTAGGGTTACGCTGATAGTTTACGTTTTTTCGCTTTAAGCCTGTTGCAAATTTCTTAAAGGGATTCATGCGAAAATTACCCCACGTTGAATGTCAGAGAATATCGCATAACGCAGAGCGTCAAGAAAATGGTCGTTGACTTTTACAATCTCACCTTCCTCATCACGGCAGTATTCCCAAATCTCCGATATAACCCCGGTACACTTTTCGCACACGAAAAATTGACGGCGTTCAATTTTCGCGTTGATATAATCAATGCCGGATTCCACACTGTTGTTGGCTTTCACGCCCCCGGTTATTTCCTGTATCCTCTCCCCACCCGCAGGGTCGCAGTACACAGGAAGCCCAAACCCATCAGGGCAATCAAACCAGCCACGAGCGTTTAATTCTTCGTTAAAAGATTGGGTTGTCATGTTGAACGCGCCGTAATCCGCTAACACATACACCACATCACCAAGCCAGCCAATCTTGACGTTTGTGATATTGAGACCAAAATCTTGCCCGGCGGCGTAACGATCAAATCGTTCAGGCATTTCAGACACTTTAAGGATCATTGACAGATCAAACTTTTCATAAATCGCGCCCTCATTTTTTCCCCACAGACCATAGAGGAAGCGGTTTTTTTGCTTTTCAGGAAGCGCACCAAGAATGTCAGAAATATAATCTTCCGGCAGATGTTCTTTGTTGTCTTCGGGATTCAGAATCATGGAAGCGTACAGTTCCGGTTTCTCCAATGGCGCACCGGACAGGAACACTTTCAGGATAAATATTTTATACGCCCAGTGAAGCAGGGAAGCAGGATTGCAGTCATACAAAAATAAATTGCGACACCCAGGAATCCGCATAGCAAGACGCGAATAGGCGGTAGTGACCGCCACATAGGAAAGCTGACTTACTTCGTTAAATAAAATCGTGCAATACTCATGTCCCAGAATCTTGTCAACTTGCTCTTTGTCACCCAAGCCACCAATCCAGATTTCAGAGCCGTTGGTCAAAGTAACCATGCTTTCATGTGCCAGATAGGTATAGCCGCTTTTCCCCGCGATATTATCAAGCCAGGGCAACAGGGTTTCGCGTAACACAGAAGACCGCGCGTCTTTGGCACGGTAACGGCATATCAGGTGACGACTACCAGCGAAAAACAACGCCCGAAAGATGATCGCCACAACCAACACCGTAGTCTTGCCGCTTCGTGAACCACCAAACAGGAGTATATGTTTCGCGCCGCTTCTTAGAAGCGACAATGCCCTTTGTTGTATTTTTGTTGGCTTAAAGACTACAGAGGTTCCCATTGGCTATAGCCCCTGAAAGTCAGACGTAAAAATAAATTCGCCTTGCTTCGGTTCGGCCTTGCCGTCCTTGCCAGCCACCAGCGCCGCCGCCTCGCGCTCCGCCTTAACCGCAATCTCTACCCATTCAGGAACAGCGCCTTGCGATAAATCATTGGGATTCATTGCGTCAAGTTTTTTTGAAACAACATCGAGCATTTTCCCTGTTACTTCACGTTGCTTTTGTCCTTGCGCCTCGATTGTTTTCCTCATTTCCGTTACTTTCAGTTTTTCAATGTAACGGTCAAAATCGGCGGCACGTTCACGCCAGCGGTACTGTGAACACCAGTTGCACCATGTCTTAGAGCTTTTGACACGTTTATCCGCATTTTTCTCATAACTCTCGATGGCTTTTTTAATGCTTCGGTCAACGCCACAATCACGAAAGGAACAGAACGCCGCAAACGCCATATCGGTCTCACCGGGCAGCCTCTCCCAACTCTCATACGGCAAACGAGCCGCCCTCGCTTCCTCAATAATTTTGTCATAGTCCGTCATTCATCCCCCCCACCACGGACACGGCGGCCCCGGCTTCTCCCATGTCTGTTGCCTCATCAGGCAAACTATCGCCACTGAACAAATCTCCACCGTTGCTTTCCGGCTTTTCTTCCTGTAACTCAAGACCACCCTCGTCAACCCACTTTTCAATTTCAGACAAACGAAAACGGATAACGCCCATGATCTTGTGGAAAGGGATTTTTCGATTGGAAACCCAACGCCGGATAGTTGCGACAGTCAGCCTCAAGTAATCCGCCAATTCCTCAACCGTCAAATACTTCTCCACACCGGCCCCACAAAAACAGGTTACAAGCGGCCATAATTGCCGCCGCATAGTAAAAAATTACGATTGCCCCGCGAATAAAAAAATAGGAGTAGTGTGCAATTTTGAGGGTTTTGAAAAAAAAAGAGCCTTTTTTCGACAGCCAACAATCAGGAATCGGGCAAGGAAACGGTAATTTCCCTGTCCATCTTCTGCCCAGGTTCTTTTTCCTTGTTCAGTTCAGTTTTGGAGTATGTCACCTCAACCACCCTGCCATCATGAAGTTTCAATGACACAGAAACAGAGCCATACCGCAACCCTGCGGCGTTACTCATTAATTGCGCGACAACCGCCTCTGCTTTCGATTGGTTCATGCCTTGCCCTTCTTCTTGCTCTCCGTGTGATCGTCAACCCACTTTTTCAGGACATCGAGTTTATACATGATTCTTTTGCCAATCTTTGTTCGTGGTATACCAAGACGATCAAGCGTTGCCTTGCAAATGCCCAGGTATGCCGCCGCTTCTCTCCGGCTCAAAATTTCAGGAGTTCCAAAATCCATTACTGCCCCCGGTCTCTCCGTATTCAAAACAGCTTTCAAACTGTTTGTAAAAAAAATACTTTGCCCCGGTTCGGTTTTATATAGGAGTAGTGTGCAATTTTTAAGGAATTCAAAAAAAAGCCCCCGATAATTCGAGGGCTTTTCAATCAGGCTTGATTAATGATTATCCGGCTTCTTGCGCGTCAGGGTCTTTTTTGAAAACCAGCACTTTTTGACGCGCCGGAAGGAAAACGCCCATCGTTGAAGAATCGTTGTTTTGCGCTTCTCCGGTCTTATCCGGTAACAACCTGCCGAAAGCCACCCTTGATGTTGTTAAAATGGTTTCTTTATCGCCTTCTGTTTCGTGATCGCCGTAATAGTCCAGCATTGCGTCTGTCAGGTGTCCAGTCTGCGATTTCAAAAGTTTTCTGTCCATTTTTCCCTTCATGTAGGCGGTATAGAAATGCCGCCATCGGTGATAGTCATACTTCTTTGTATCATCTTCCGAAAAACCAATTTTCTTTAATGCCCCACGCAACCCATCGACAAACAGGCCCGGACGCATGGGAATATTTTTTTTGTATGGTGTCCAAAAAACAAAACTGTCAGGAGTAACGCCCCACGGGTTAAGTTTTGCCAGTTCAATCAAACCATTCATCAAATCCGGGAAAGGTATATAAACCGTCCTTATCTCGTTATTCTTTGGTGTCTTTCGTTTATCGGTTCCGTTCCATGAACCATCGACATACAGGCAATCCGGCCCCAAATCTTGCGCTCGTAACGCCAGCACTTCACCGCTTCTCATTCCGGTTACACAGGCCAGCATATTGGCAATTTTGGCACGTTCATCTTTCCAGTCTGCCCTGAACAGCGCCGCCACCGTGGTGGGGTTTAATAAATTCCGTTTTTTCTTTGGCGCGGTGAACAGCAAATGCCCCCTGGTCGGGTCTATCGTTATCTTGCCTTTGGAGAAAGCCCAGCGAAGCGCCTTGAATCCCGCTTTAATAACTATGTTTCTTCTGGATGGAGATACTTTCTTTGTTCCCATGTAAGTTATAAAAGCGTCAATATCCGTTGCCGTTATCTCCCCCAGCAACCGGCCATTAAAGAACGGTTCCCAATACAGGGTTATCGCTTGCCCCTGTTTTCTGCAATGAACCATGTGGATACCGTCAGCTTCCCGAAGCCTCTCGCTTATGTAAGGCGAATTTTCCCAATCCCAAAAGTTTTTCAGGTACGCTATAAAATCCACCGCTTGCGGCGTTTCTTTTAAGACGTAACTTTTTACCCAACCCAGCCGCTTCATTTCAGCCAGCAGGGTTTCAGCCTCTGCCTCTGTTTTTATCTTTTTTGCGACATCTTTTAGGGACAATTCATGGACATTCGTAATCGCGCTCTTGTTGGGGATACCATCACGCAACCACAGAAAAGCCACTTTCATAGCCTCTTTTTCGTCTGTCTTTTTTGTAGACACAGGGCTAAGAACGTTTCCGTTCGCGTCCTTAAAAGACACGAAGTAATAGGGACGGTTTGACCGCTTGAAAACGGTAAAGGGATAGGTGTTCAT